CCCATGAAGCTCCGTTTTTACGTGCTTCCAAGACAGCTGAGTTAGTACCCTTATAGGTATCATCTAATATATCTGTAACGCTTTGTATTCCTTTAGCTGTATTCCACGAAAGACCTAGATCTATTGCTAGATTCATCCCAAAGTCTTGCCTTGCTTTAGCAAATCCTTTAGCACCTGCTACACCTATATCAACTGCACTCTCTGCCCAACCTTCTAACTTCTTAGCTTGCTCTTGAGATGCTGTTAGTTTAGCTTCAGCATTTTTAATTAAACCTTCATGTCTGGTGGTTAGAGCCTTACCCCAACCATCAGCAAAATAGGATTCAAGCTTTCTGTTACGTGCTCTATCTGCTTCTTCAGCTTGGAACTTAGCTTCCAGAGCTGCGAGATAGTTAGCTTGGTTTTGTTGTTCCCCTTGGGAAACTTCTTTCCATTGACTAAGGTAGCGTTTACCTTCTTCTAATATTTTATCTGAGGGATCTGCACCTTTAAGCAGATTCCCTGATAATTCAGTCTTTTGGGCGTACCCTTTAAAAAGATTTGACATTGTTTAGACTTTTTTAAATACTACATCTGTCATGTGATGGCTGATGTTGCTACGTTAACAGCAGTATCACGCCAGAATGTATCATGTACTACATTGATACCCATAACTGGTAGTGGTTTATCAACTGGTTTCATTGGCTTCTGATAAACTGTATCAGGTATCATCAATGGTAAGCTTTGTGCAGGTGGTGCTTTTGGTACAGACTTAAGACTTGCAGAAGCATTGATATCAGCTTGGTATTTATCCATACCAATACGTTGTCTATCAGCTTCATTTTGTTCACCAGCACTAATCATAGATTGTTGTAACTGTACTCTACTCATATCAGTGCCAGTTTTAAGCTGACTAAATCTCATACCAACCCCTTCTTGCGCTCTACCTGTATCTTGTTGTACAGTAGCTAGTTGATTAGCAATATTAGCATATTGTAAATTAGTGAGTTTAGTTTTATTTTCTAAAGCTGCTCCTAATTTATCTAAATCTAAAGCATACTTCGATTTAGCAGCAGATACACTTTCCATTAAAGCAACTTGAGCATTACCGTGGTTAGCTAAAATAGCTTGCATAGATTTTTCTGCTGATCTACCTACTTGTCCGAGTGCTTGTTGCTTACCTAATTTTTGTATATTCTCTACTTCCATACCTTGTCTTTTAAGTGCAGCCTCTGCCATAGTAGAAGCTATACCATTCCGTAACCCGACTTTATCTAGTTCAGCATTTATTAAATCAAATTCTCTGTTAATTCCTGTTTCTCTTATTTGTAACTGTTCTGCAGCTTTTGCTTGTGTTCTTTTATCTGTTAAGCCTTTAGTTTCTAAAGCTGCTGATTCACCACCTTCTAAATATTTATTTAATAAATCTTGGTTTTGAAATCCAATAGAAATTAATTGGTCTTGATAAGCTCTAGCTGTATCATTTAAAGTTAATTCTTCTGCTATATTATTAAAATCTAATTGCTCATAATAACTATCCACACTAGCATTATATGCTTCAGCTTCTTTAGAATAAGAATAGAGACGCATGTTCTCTTTATCTTGCCAGTTATTAAAAGCTAATTGATTTTTATAACGATTAACTGACTCTTCATTTAGCTGTTGAACATATTGAGTTTCTAAAGTATGGTAATAAGTACTCCAATCTTTAGCACGCATCCAAGAATAATGATCATTATCATAATCAAATTGTTGATTAAGTACGTTTTGATTTTCTTGTCTTGGATCTACATCATCAAAAGGATTAAGGTCGATATTACTATGAACTCCAGATTCAGCCATCATTTGTTCATGAGGTTTAATAGCACCCGGAGGTTGCATACTCATTTCAGCGTCATTCATTGGAACGCCGAAGTCATTCATCATCATAATTAAGTCCTCCTATAATAACGTGGATTATATATTCCTTCCCACATCATTGAAGTTAGAGAGACTGGGAATGGTGAGTCACTAAAGACTCTTAATAAAAAATTATCTGTACGTTGGTGTATAGGTACTGTATAGACAGTTTCGTCTGCAAAAGGTACGTCATCAGCTAGGTATAAATTAGCTTCTTGTACTGGTTGTATATCATACCAGTTATCTTCATAAGCTACCATTTTTTCTGTAGCTGCAGGTGCCGAACCCATTGTTATTACACCTTCATCTGTAATCGTAAAGTTTGTAGTATTAGTACCATTTATACTTACTTTGATATCATCTCTATCTTGTATATCAAATGGTAAACTAAATTCAGTTCTACTACCATCTGTAATTGCAGAGAAATCATACGACTGACCACGGTAACCATTAGATTTTACTTTAAATCCTATAGCACTAGATCTACCTACTGAAAATCTCATACGTGAAATAGTTAAAGGTGCAGTATAATCAGCAATACCTCTATCTAATTGGAAATAAGTTTTAGGTAAAGTTATATCATAATCAAATGTATAACCAACAATTACATTATTTGCCTGTCCAGATAAATCAATATCAGTAACTTTAAAATAAGTACCATCTGAATCAGTAGCTCTTTCAGCTTTAGCTGTAAAACCAGATTGTACGATAGTACTATAGTTACTAGCAGCATCACCTGAAATTGCAACAACAGGGTTAAGTGAAGTTATATCATCATATGGTATATAACATTTACTCATGTTTTCAGTTGGTACATATACTACTTTTTTCTCTGATCCACCTGTTAAACCGTTAGTAGCTTTACTGTAGAAATCCATATAAGGATTAATTTTAATACCAGTACTAGTTATCATAGCTTCATCTTCTAAGGTAGCACTTAAGTTAGCACTTAATAAATGATACTTATTAGATTGTTTGACGACTGTGTACAGAATATCAGAATCAACTACCAATTCCAATACATTACCCGGAAACTTCCAGTTGAACCAAGCTTTCAAAACTTCTTCATTATTTTCTGTATGAGTTCTGTAGAAATATATTAAATCTGAAGTTGACCCAAATAAAGCAATGAATGAATTCTGAGGACTAGCAATTAAACTATCAACCGTTTGTGGTATGTACTCAGATACTACTTTTCCTAAGTCATTTACTAAAGGTATCTGACCTTCTCCACGTGGTGTAAGACCAAATACTCGTGTATATGCTGGTGTCTTACTAACAAAATTAATATTAGTACCAACATCAACTGGATCTATTTTAGTGTCCATCTCATAGTTAGATAGTCCACGTATGATAGCAGTTTGTGGTGATAGGTTTCCATCAGCAGCATACATAATAAACTGTTGGTTCTCAGAAAACAGTATTAAACCTGATGCTACTGGTATAATACCATGTAGTACAGCTGGTCTAATACTAGAACAGTTAAGGTCAACAGGATCAGATGCAGTTACAGTTTGAGCAGTTATATGGTAGAAGTTATAAAACTCTCCAGCCTGACTCATAGATACATTATCTTCTGATAAAAATCCTAATCTATTATTATAGAAAAATGATTGTTGTATTGTTTTAGTATTAAATGAGGGGTGTGAGTTAGTAGTATCATCTCCTACTAATCTAGCAGTCCAAGTAACTGGTCTAAATGTAAAAGCGTTGGTACCTGTATTTACTAATTCATGCGGCATGGTGGCTGCATCCAAACCCGGAGACATACCATGTCCTAAGGTCTCTTCCCAGTGCCCTTGACCAGTACCAGTACCAGCATCAGCTATAAACTTAGCATAATAATCATCAGCATTACCAGCTGTATTAATTATTTTTATAACTCTACCATGTTTAGATTCATTAGGTAGATCAGTTATATTATTAACTGAATCTTGATAAGTACTTATTTGTTTACCATCAACACCACCTTGTACAGTTAATGTAAAATCATTTGTATGAGTAATTTCAAGAGATGTGTTTAGTTTAGTAACTGCTAATCCTGAAATACCTTTAGCATCTATAGCAGCTTTTATACCAGTTAGTACAGTATCAGCTGTACCAGAACTTGTATTAGTATATGTACAGGTATAAGTCAAACCACCTATTGTAAGTACTACTACATAAGGAGAACTATAATCTACACCAAGTAATCGTATTGTTGCGTTTCTTTTTAAATTAAATGTAGGGTTTGCTTGAGTAGCTACTGCTTTAGTTTTATTAGTAATAATAGATGTATCTTGTACGGTTAAGACATGATAATCATCTTTAGTTAAAGCGTTTAAATAAGCTCTAGAACTTCCTGAATAAGTTATAGTAGATACTGCATTAGTAACTGCGTTCCATATATGTATCTCACCATAAGGAGAACTAGAAGCACCTACAATACATCCTATATATTTCTCATCATTATCACGATGTATATAGAACCACTTAGCATTATCTAGAGTACTACCACTATAAGCAGTACCACTACTATTTTTTAATATTGTTAGAAATTTTAATCCGGGTCTTTTCTGTAAACCAAATGTAGGGTCAGGGTAAGCGTTTAAAGCTGCTTTTACTTGACCCGGAAATTTTTTATCATCTGGTTGAGTAGATACTCCTCCTAAATAATTTGGTATCCGTTGTGTGACACTTGCCATTAGCGTTGTAGTGCTGTGTAAGGTTTATAACTGGTGTAATGTTGCCTTCCTTGTGGGTGTCCAAAGATACTAAAATCACCTTGGTTGCATTCATATTCTAAAGCGTTTGCTCTAGCTAATGCTTCACGTTGTTGTAATGTCTGGACTAATCCGGGGTCTCCGATAATCCTTTGGGCTGCTATAGTAGAAGCTTTAGCTACTATATAGTTTTGAACTGGTGCAGGTAAATCAACCCAATCAAAATGCCATACTATATCAACTTTAAATACTTCACCTGCTGTATCTCCTATTGTATAGGTATGATTATATCTATCATATATTTTACCATTACGTCTTACAGGATCTATATCACCTTTATAAGAATCGGAGAAATCAATCTGTAAAATGTTATTAGGTATTTCATATTCTTTATTATTATTTGTTACTATCTCATACTCAAATTCTTGATTAAAAGTCCAGCCTTCTGCTTGTACTTCTTTTGATACCTGTAACAATGTATCATATACAATCGCAACGTCTGGGTTGGTTTGATCTAATGTAGTTACAGGAGCCTGACCTACTGATGCGAGTATTTGATTAACA